CAAGATTGGTTAAGAGCTGAAAAAGTAGGAACTAGATGTTCTGTTTGTGATATGTTTTTTGAATATGGTAAAGCTTATGGATACGTATGTCCACATGATAAGTGCCCATCTAGAATAACATGTGGCACATTTACAAATTTTACAGGATTTACAGGAAGTATAGTAATAAGAGATCCTGGACCAGCAGATGGTTTATCTTATGAGGAAATTTATGGTTCAGTAATATACCAACAAAATAATAAGAAGGAAGAATAAATGGCATGGTCAACAGGTACACAAATATTTGAAGAGGTTGCTACAGTAATTAGAGCAAATGTTGCTGATTATGAAGCAAGATGTGACATATACAGAGAATTGATTCCAATTTTTGAAGATAATGGCGCAGAACTTTATGATGTTTATAAATCTGTTGATGAAGCGTTTGATGAAGTTTGGTCAGAAATGAATCCTGATGACGATTACGAGGATTGATCCTCCATTGCCATTGCTTAACCCTAAAGGAAAAGCAATGGCGCACTTCCTTATTGATTATGGTCTTGAACACGATTTATACTGGGTGTGTTTTCAAGATGACACTGGTGAATGTTGGACTTGGAATAACAGCGTTATAAGATTACAAAATAATATTACCACTGGTAGGATAAATATCCCGAAGGAGACTTTGGGATGTGGGAATACAAAGGTGAGTACTTAGAAGAAATACCAGAAGGTTATGTTGGAATGGTCTACATGATCACTAACATAGCGACTAATAAAAAATATATTGGTAAAAAGATTTTTCTTTTTACTAAGACGAAACAAGTCAAAGGTAAAAAGAAAAAGTCTAAAGTCGAAAGCGACTGGCAGACATACTACGGTTCCAATAAAGAGCTTAATGAACACGTGGAGTTATTTGGAACAAATAATTTCAAAAGAGAAATATTACATCTCTGCGTAAATAAATCTCAGATGTCTTATCTAGAACTACGAGAACAGATAGATCGTAGAGTCTTGGAGACAGAAGAGTATTATAACGAATGGATCTCTGCAAAAGTTCGTAAAACAAAACACTTGACTAACATATAATCTTATAGTATATTAAAGGAGCAATATTATGAAAAAAGGTAAGAAGATGCGAAAGTTGCTTATCAAGCTACAGAATCAGCTTGGTAAAAATGAAGGCAGAGACGTATGGCGTCAGATGGTGAAAGGAATGAATAATGGCATGGCCTCACAAGAATCGACCACGTAAGGGTCGCCGTAAAGTCGGCAGTCAGAAGCGTAAGGCTCGTCGTCTGAAGGGACGTAAGAGGAAGTAAGTTATGAAAATGAATCTGGATCAAGTAAAAGAGTTTATCGAAAATACATCATTGGCGACTAAAATTTACATTGGTTCAGATTCAGCACGTTTTCGTAAGAAAGATGTGTGGTTTGCTGAATACTGTACAGTTGTAGTAGTTCACTATGATGGTAAGCATGGTTGTAAAGTTTTCGGTCACATGGAAACTGAAAGGGACTATGATCAGAAGAAAGACAAGCCACGCATGCGTCTTATGAACGAAGTAATTCGTACGGCGCAAATGTATCTAGATCTTGAGGAAGCAATTGGAGTTAGAGATATAGAAATTCATCTGGATATTAATCCTGATGAAAAGCATGGTTCTTCATGTGTTATCTCAGAAGCTGTGGGATATATCAAAGGAATGTGTAACGTTGTTCCTTTTGTTAAGCCACGTGCTTTTGCTGCTTCTATAGCTGCGGATAGATTGCTTGCATAAAAATACACTCCGGTCGCCAAGTGGTTAAGGCCAGCCGCTCATAACGGCTCTACCGTAGGTTCGAATCCTACCCGGAGTACCACTATTTTATTACTGAAAAATTCAAATAATCAGCTCTTGTGGGAATTCCATTAGAGAATGTAGTTATTGTAAAATACGTATTCGTATCATTTACAACAGAACATGTCATAATGTTTGCTGATGGCTTTCCAGCATTTGATGCCACCGAATAATAAATGTCTGGCATAGATACTGAAAAATGAGGTATGTATGTAGAATTTGCGTCATGAGTAACGAATCTTATATTACCTAAAGCGTTGTATGGCATTACGCTATCATGAGGATCTGATCTGTATAAAATACAGCTACCATTAGTGGTTGTTGAAGTTTCGGATGTAATAGTAAAAACTGTTGTATTTGTTACGCTTGTTACATTAAAAAAATTATTTACTGCTGTTCCAGAAGTGAACATAGCATATATTTTATCATTTGCTTGTAGATTGTGTTGCACATAAGAAGAAACTATGGGAATTGTAACAGTAATAGTAGTTTCTGATTGTGAATATGTTCCTTCAGGACTACCAACCCCAGACGATGCATTTAAATCACCCCATCCTCTACAGAAAAAAACTGGAAGATTATTAAACTGTATATCAGCAGAAGTATAAGAAACGTTTAAAGAATTTGCAGAGTCAAGAGTTTGAACTGTCAAATTATTATTTGAATCTAATAATAAACTATTGACGTTAGAATTCAGATATATGTAATGAGTTTCGTCAATACCGACATTAGATCCAATAATATTAACATTGGATCCGTCTTTTGTTTCAGATAAAGCTATAGCAGAACTGTTAGCAAAAGAAATATAATAAGCGTTATTTGCCTTAAGACCTTCAACAGCTGTGTTGTTAGTAGGCACAACATATCTAATTAAATCGTTAACTACAAGATATGTATTGGCGCTTGCTATTAAGATCGTATCGTTTGCATCATCATATCCTGAAGAATTAGCAGAAAAAGAAAAATAATTAGAATACAAAGCTGACATACGATCCTCCAAATTTTAATTATTTATAAAGGACATATATTATGAAGAATATTATTTCTATTGTTTTTATTTGTTTATTGATAAACACTAGTGCTAAAGCAGGTTTTTTAGAAGAACTGATTAGTGGATTTAATCAAACACAAAATGTAAAATATAAAGACAAACATTCTAAACATATAAATAATAATTACTCAACTGGTGGTCATAATGCTAGTTGGTATAACGATCGGAGCGGACGGACAGCATCCGGTATGCGTCATCACTACGGTGTAGCGCATAGAACTCTACCGTTTGGAACAAGGGTTTGTATTACCAATCCCTCAAATGGTAGATCAGTAGAAGCCGTTGTAACTGATAGAGGGCCATTCGTCAGAGGAAGGACTATTGACGTAAACCAAAATGTAAGGGGTGCCCTAGGATTTTCTGGAACAGCACATTTAAACTATCACCCGTGCTGATGTGTCAGTTACACACAACAGAAAGGTAAATCAAATGAAGAGGATTATTTTTGCTGCGATGACAGCAATGGCTATGCTTGCATTCAGCAACGTAGCAGAAGCTAGTCGTGGCATGAATACTCAGTATTCAAAAAGAGAAGAAGTCACTTTTGATCCTATCAGTGATCTTCTAGGTGGTAGTAATTGGAATGTGACACCACAATTCCGAGTACATTCGCCGAAACATGCTGCTCATCATGGCAGTCGTTATCATACTTTCACTCATAACTATTCTGGACCTATGTCAAGATCAATTGTATCTTATGGTCATATGCTTCAGAATATGGGTATAAGAGTGTCCGAACATCCAGCGTTCGGAGGAGTGCACCATGTCCATCATGGTTGGGCACATTATGCTGGACGAGCGATTGACATTAATGTTGGTCGTGGAATAAACGAAGCACATTCTGCCTATGCAGGTAAGTTTGACCGCATTGCGGCATCTGCCAGACGGGCAGGTTATACAGTTCTCTGGCGTGTTGCTGGGCATTTTAACCACATGCACATTCAGAGATAACTAAGTAGAGGGTGGCAGGTCCGTGCCACCCTTTTTTCATGGAGGAATGATTGATTAACGTAAAAGAAGAAGAGAAAACAGTTCCTAGTTTAGAAGAGCATCATTATTATATTTTCTCTCAAGATTTCAATAATAGTTCCTGTTCAGATGCTATGTCATTTATTTTGTCTAGAAATCTAATGACGACTAAAGATAGACCTAAACAAATCAAATTCATTATTAATTCTCCTGGTGGTTCCGTTGCAGCAGCATTTGCTCTGATTGATACAATCAAAGGTTCTAAGGTTCCGGTGTATACCTATGGTTTGGGTGAAATTGCTTCTTGTGGTCTACTTACGTTTATGGCGGGAGAAAAAGGAAAGAGGTTCATTACTCGTAATACCGCAATTCTTTCTCACCAATTCTCCTGGGGTTCAATTGGTAAAGAACATGAACTAATGGCGTCGGTAAAAGAATTTACCAACACAAGTAAAAGAATTATTGAACATTACAAACGTTGCACTGGCCAATCAGAAGCAACAATTAAAAAATATCTACTACCTGCAGAAGATGTTTGGTTAACTCCCAAGGAGGCAATAAAGTATGGAATCGCAGACCAAGTTGTGGACTTTTACTGAGTGGGCTGCAACAATAACTCTTATTTTAGGAGTTGCTCTTACTTCGTGGAACATATATCCAGCTAACATATATATGAGTGCATTGGGTAATTTCTTATGGTTGTTAATGGCCTTACATTGGAAAAAATGGTCATTGATTACTATTCAAGTTTTTATTATTCTCTTATATGCAGGCGGTATTGTAAAGGTTCTTCTGTAATAAATAGCTTTACTTTCACTACAATTAAAGTTATAATAAACTGTCTTAACTGGAGGTTGTCATGGAACTAAGTAGCGATCTAGAATATATGGTAGAGACAGATATGATCATGTGCGGATATGATCCTTATGATCTACGAGATATTAAAGCCTACTGGGAGGAACGACTAAATGGCTATTGAACTTTATTCAAAAACTAACTGTTCTTTTTGCGATCAAGCAAAACAGCTTCTTCGAACACATGGTAAAGATTATATCGAGTATAAGTTAGATGAAGACTTTACTCGAGAAATTCTTTTATCTAAGTTTCCTGAAGCAAAAACATTTCCTGTTGTGGTAGTTGATGGTTTCCATATTGGTGGATATCAGCAGCTTCTGCAGCAACTCAATGAAGAAACAAGTGACACTCGTAAAGTCCTACTAGAGGGTAACTACTACGGAGCTTAATTATGTCTAATTATGATCGTGATACTATTTTGAGAGATCTAAAGAAGAATGTGGCAGAAGTCTTTTTCACGAAAGTAAATGGCGAAAAGCGTGCAATGAAGTGCACGCTTATGCCAGAGCTTCTACCTCAAAGCACTGACCTCAATCATCTCGAAGAACAACATCAGAAACAAGAGAATCTTAGTACTATTGTTTGTTGGGATATCGAAAAAGGTGGTTGGAGGTCATTCCGTGTTGAATCAGTAGAAGTGGTTCAATTACTCGACTCATACAACTATATGTAAAGGAATCATAAATGAACGAAAACACTTATTGGGGGTATCACCTAATAGTCAATGCAGGAGATTGTGATAGAGAAGCAGTCACAAATGCAGAAAAGATTCGCGAGTTTGCTAAAGAATTAGTAAAACGTATCGATATGGTAGCTTATGGAGAACCACAGGTTATTCATTTCGGAGAGGACAATAAAGCTGGTTATACTCTAGTTCAGCTTATTGAAACTAGTAATATTTGTGCGCACTTCTGCGATGATAGTGGTGATGCTTACATCGATGTGTTTTCGTGTAAGCCATATGATATGCATGTAGTTTTGACTTTAATAGATCTATACTTCTCACCAGGAAGAATGCAGCATACAATGATTGAAAGACAAGCATAAGTATGAATGATATTGTGATTGGTATAACATTCGGTTCTTTTGATTTACTTCATGCTGGTCATGTTTCTATGCTTGAACAATGCAAGAAACAATGTAATTGGTTGATTGTAGGGTTACAAACAGATCCTACAATCAATCGCCCTAATAAAAATAAACCTGTTCAGACAACTTTTGAAAGGTTCTGTCAGTTAAACGCTCTTAGATGCGTCGACGAAATCATTCCCTACGATACAGAAGAAGATCTAAAGAATATGTTATCTATTTTAAATATAGATAAGAGGTTCATAGGATCAGAGTATATGGGCCAAGTTCTTAACGCTCAAGATGTTTGTGAAATGCGTGGAATAGAAATAATATATATTGATAGAATACATAATTATTCTTCTAGTGAACTAAGAAAAAGGATTGAAAATGAGTCACGCTGATAATTATTTTAAGGAAGTAGTAACGATTGCT